TGCCGTCCCGCCGCTGGAGCGGGTGCTTGGGCTTTCACCTGGCACACTGGACCAGTTCACCCCTGACCCGTATGCCAAGCGGCCAAAGGCTTCCCCAACCAGCCCATCCGGGCGCTGCTCGATGGCCGAGGCTGCGGCGCTGCTGAACGTGGCGCGCCCGCGGATGTACCGCTTCGTCGCGGAGGGCCGGTTGGAGCGTGGCGAGGACGGGATGCTGGACCGTGCGGCGGTTCTTTCGATGCCGCGCTCGACTCGCGGACGCCGGCTCAAGGTGGGGTGATGGGCTACGATGATTCCGAGTTTGAGTGCGACGACAAAGCATTCTTCAATGTATTCAAGGGCAAGCGCACGGTTCGCGATCCGGTTGCGACCAAGTATCCGTCAATGGTGGCCGCGTTGGTCGAGGACAACGTGCTGCTTCCGAGCGCGGCGAAAATGGCCGCGGAGATTCCACTTGACATTCACTACTGCTACGCGGAGGACGCGGCGGGGGTGCTAGGCGTATCGGCGGCGGTTATAAACAAGTTGATTCTGCGCGGGGACTTGCGGACGCTTGCGTGTGACCGGGGCCAGTTTTTGGTCGCGGTGGAGTCGGTGCGCGAGGTGTGGACAGCGGCGCGCAACGAGGCGGAAGCAAAGCGGAAGCGCGGCACAGTCGCGCAAAGGAACGCGCAAGCGGCACTGGTCAAAAGAATCAATCACAAAATGAACCACCTGCGCGACTCCCTCATCGGCCTTGTCCAGCACGACGCAGAACTGTCGTTGGAGCAGGCCATCGAAGCGGCGACCGACCTTTCGCCAACAACATCGCACGCATTGGCGAAGTACATTATGGGCGACGAGAAAGAAAATAAGTCGTTGACAGCCAATGTTGCATCTGCAACACTTACAGCCCATGGACCTTGACACTGACAGTCTACGGCAGGCACTACGACAGCGAGGGATGGCTCCGAGCGACGTTGCGGTTCGGGCTGGGTTGTCGCGCAGTACGGTTTGCCGGTGGTTGACCGGGGCGAGCAAGCCAACGCGGGTGACGCTAATGGCGGTGGCTGCGGTGCTGGGAGTTGACCCGGCGAAGTTGGTGCGGCGTGCTTGACCTTCCTGAAGCGGTGCTTGTGTTCACCTGGCGGCTGTACGGTTCGCGGCCCAGCGAGGAAGAACAGGAAGTCATCGCCAATCCGGCGTCGGTTGGCTTGGACATTGGCGCGCTGCGAGCTTCGCTGACCGCTCCGACCGTGATGCGCGCGTGGGCGACGCAGAGCGTCTACGGGGTCGTGATTCTTGAAGCGAGCGCCGAGTTGTCAATCGGCATGGACCTTGAACACGCCGGGGTGATGCGGCGGCTGTCGGACAGTTCCCCCGACCTGCACGCCCCGCGCGTGTTTGAGGCGTCGTTCCCGCGCGAGGCCGCGACGGCGGTTGAAGGTGCGCGGCCCACAATGGACATGCTGGCGCAGATCGCGCTGGCGAAGGCGGTGGCGACGCTCACCGCAGGAGAAACGTGATGCGAAACAACTACTGCCTGGACGAACTGCACGCCCTGACCAACTCGCCGAAGCAATGGCTGGAGGCCGACTACGTTGTGATTGGGCGCATCCTGTACTGGCTGCACCAGTGCAAAAAGCCGTTGGGAATCGCCATGCGCCACGCCATGCACAACATGGTCCGGCAGGCGCACCTCTCCTACAAGCGCGACAATGCCCGCGGCACCAAGGCCGAGTCGCCTTGGACCGACGCCTACGAATGGAAGGCGGCCCGCATCGCCCCGGCGCTCGACGCCCCGGCCGAACCGACCTCGATCCGCACGGTGACGTTGGTGGACGACGCGGGGCGATCCAGCATCTACACCCCTTCACCAGCAACCTTCGACGCCGTGTTCGCGCTGCTTGGCCCGGTTGACGCGGTGCGTCAAGAGGAAATGGCGTCCATCGAAGCCGAAGTTGCCGCCACACTTGCGGAAGGCGTTGCCGAACTGGCGACCGAGGCGGAGGTCGCCGCCGCTCGCGTCAAAGAGGCGCAAGTAGTCGTCGCAGAGCGCAAGAAGCCGGGACGCAAGCCGAACAGCGTCAAGGCGGCAGGCGAAGGGGGCAAGCTGTGACCGACCTCGCCACGCTTGCCACGCTCGCGGACGGCCCCGAAGTCGGCCCGCAGACGATGGTGACAGAAAATACGATGGACGACGTGCAGGCGTTGTCCGCCGCGCACCCCGGCTCGCACATGCTGGGCGTCAAAGTCCAAATGTCGGCGACCGAGGCCGCAGTCGGCGTCCTCGTCGGCACGCTGTACCAGGCGATTGAAGCTACGCTGGCGATGGTCGGCAAGGTTCCGAGCGCCAAGGGCCGCGTGGTGTCAATGAACCCGGAGCTTGCCGCTCGCGGTTGCGCGATCCTGTGCATTGAAGCGGTCAAAATCGCGTGGTCACGCTGCGCCGCCGCCAAAGAGGACGACCCCCGGTGCATCGCGGCCCACACGATGATCGCCACCCTCGTCGAAGCCCTGAAAACGACCGACTTTGAGCGCAACCCGCACAACATCATCGCCGCCTGCCGCCTGTTCTACCAATGCGCCCACGGCGTTTTGCGCAACGATGCGCCGGATTCCGTGCGAAATGCGGCAGTTGTGACGTGGAAGAACCAGTTGGGCGGCTGCATGAGGGTCTAACGCTATGGCACCACAACGGAAACCCGAGATTTTGCGACCAATCCTTGTGGTGCCGGAGTCGTTAGTGCCGCAGACGCCGCTTTTTGCGTCCAGTCCACTGATCACCCCGCAGTCACCACCGCCGCCGCAACTCCCAATGGAGATCCGCACCCCGCTGTTGCCGCGCGAGCCTGGCACAACGGCGGTCGCGCCCATGCCGGAAACGCTTGCTCAGCGCATCGCCCGCATCAACCCCAAAAACCTGCGCCGGGAGGACTTGGTGGACGCCTTTCTGGCGCTGGCCGAGGACGCAGCCGTGGCATACGACAGGCGAATCGTCCACGCCTCGCTCGAAAGCCTGAAACCGTTTGTGATTGCGATAGAAGGCCCTGCGCACGACCAGTCCAAGGCGATTGACGCCGCGCTTGAACGGCTAAAGATGTTTACCAAGTGAGCGAAGCGCGCGACCAACTGCTAGACGCATGGTTCCGCGACCTTACTGCGTTCGCGGTGTCGTTCGACCTGCGCGACAAAGACCTCAACACCATCCCGTTCGCGCCGACCGGCCCCCAGCGCATCCTTTTCGATGCGATGGACAAGCACCGGCTCCTGCAAATCCTCAAAGGTCGCCAAATCTTTGCGACAACGGCGGTTTTGCTGCGCATCCTGCGCGATTGCCTGCGCCCCGGCTTCCAAGCGTGCGTTGCTGTCCACAACGACCAGTCCGCCGTCGAAGTGGGCCGCTTCTGCGAACAACTGTACCGGGGCAACGTCCTGCTGCAACAGTTCTTGCCGATTGAGCGCCATCGCGAACACCGCATCCGCTTCCACAACGACGCGCAGATCAAGTTCGGCACCGCCAACTCGGAGTTCTGGCGCGGCTCCAAGACGCACCTGGCGCTTTGCACCGAAGCGGCGATGTACGACGACCTCGGCGGCACCCTCGCCAGCCTTGGGCAGTCCGTCCCGGCGTCGGGGCGCATCATCTTGGAGACAACGGCGAACGGCGAGAACGACTACTACCACATGTGGACGGACCCAACCAGCCGATACCACAAACTTTTCCTATCATGGACTGACCACCCGGAGTACAGTTCCAAACACCCGTCCTACCCCGACGACGGCATCCGGCGCATCCCCGACGACCTGACCGAGATTGAGCGCGCCTACCTTCGCAAGTCGAAGTTGCCGATGGATCGGACGCTGTGGGCGCTCAACAAGATCCGCAGCCTACCGATCAACAAGCGGCACCTGTTTGAGCAGGAGTACCCGCTGAGCGCGCACGACGCCTTCATCCTGTCGGGCGACAAGTTCCTCAAAGCCACGCTCCCGACGCCGCCAGCGCCACGCGGGGCCATGCTCGCGGGCATCCTGCGCATGCACGACTACAACCCGGCGCACCAGTACTGCGCGGGCGTTGACACGGCCAGCGGCGCGGAGTCGGGCGACGCCCACGCCGTCGTTATCTTCGACGTTACCGACCGCACGATTGCCGCGACGATGGAAGTGCGCGTGCCGATTCCGCAGTTCTGCCTTTCCGCCTACGCGCTGCTGCACGAATACGGGTCGCCTGTCACCGTCGTTGAAGTCAACAGCTACGGCCTCGTTGTCATGGACGAGTTGCGCCGACAGGGCATCCCCCAATACATGCGAACGTCGCCCGAGGGTTTGGCGTCCACAATCAAGGACCGGCACGGCTGGGTGACGACCGTGCAGACCAGGCCGATTCTGTACGGCGCGGTGTTCACCGCTACGCAAGGGCCGTCGCCCATTTCCATCGGCTGCCCGCGGCTGGTGAACCAACTCAACGCCCTTGTCTACAACAAGAGCGGCCAACCAGCCGCGCCAACCGGACAACACGACGATCTCGCCGTCGCGCTCGGCCTTGCGCTGCAAGGAGTTGATCAAGCCCATCCCCCGGCTCCAGGGTTCGACGGGTTCCCGCCGCACGCCCCAAGGTCTGTCGAGGAAGAATTTGTTTTCATTGCGAAATACGGCATTGACGCGGTTCGCATGTTCACCGATTCCCAGCGCGACACAGCGGAGTTCCTTCGCTGATGTATGATTGCGCTTGACATTGTGCGCGATCATCGCGAACCTAGCCGTGGCGCTAGTCGCCACGGGATGCCGCCGCACGGGCAAGATCGGGATGCCGCCGCACGGGCACGGGGTAAATGTGGAAAACCAGCAGGCCGGGGCCGAAGCCCCATTGAGTGTGAGCGAGGCAGTAGGCAAGGCGTTTGCACAGCACACGCAAGAACCTGCGCCATCGGCCCCTCCGCCCGCAGCCGCGACGGAGCAACAGCCGGGCCACCAACAGCAATCGTCAGCGCCCGGTGCGACCGGGGAACGCAAGACGATCCCGGTGGCCTCGTACAACGCCGAGCGATCCAAGCGCCAACACTGGCAAGACCAGTACGCGGAAATGCGGGCCGAAAACTCCCGCCTTCAAGCGCAGTTGGAGCAGATTCAGGCCGCGCAGGCCGCGCAAACCAAAGCGCCCGCAAAGGCGCAGGACGCGGACGAACAGTGGCTTGCATCGTTGCAAGGCGACGACGACGACTTGCACCCAAAGGTCAAGGAAAAGCTGGCGAAACTGGACAAGTTGGAAGCGGATTGGACGCAGTTCCAAAGCGAGCATCGAACTCGGCAGCAAATGGCGCAAGAGCGCCGCATGGACGCCGCGCTCGACTCGTTCATGGATCAGGTCGTTTCGGAACTTCCGGGCATGGACCCGGACCTTACGCGGAGCATGGCTGTTAGCCTGCTCGCAGCCGAGGACGAAGGGTCGAAACGCACGCCTGCGCAAGTCCTCAAACCGCTGCACGACCTCTGGCTTCGCTACCACAAGAACGCCCATTCACCATCCGCAGCCCCGGCGGCAAGTAGCCCCGGCGCGCAACCCAAAGCACCGCCGCAGATTGGAGCGCCAGCAACACCTGGCCCCCGGCAGACCGACAAGTTGGACTTCCGCGACATCGGCAAGTACATCGCAAGTCGGGTCAACAGCGGCACATAGAGGGCCACCGGCCCATAGGAAACGACGATGCCAGCAAACTTGACCAGTTTCGACGCGATCCTCAAGGAAAGCTATGTGATCAACTCGATCACGGATCAGTTGAACGAGAACACCGATGCGTGGAAGGACTTTGAGAGCCTGACGCTGAACTGGACCGGCAAACGCTGTGTGATTCCGCTGCGCATCTCGCGCAACAGCGGCACCGGGGCGGTGGCCGAGAACGGCACTTTGCCCGCCGCTGGGCAGCAGGGCTACGAGGACATGATCGTCACCGCTCGCGGCGTCTACGGCTCCGCGCAACTGACCGGCTTCGCGCTGGCCTCGTCCGTCAACTCGCAGGGCGTGTTCAACCCGACCGGCTTGCAGGCGGAAATGAACGGCTTGGTCGAGGATGTTCGCAAGCTCATGTCCGCGCTGTTGTTCTTCGGCAACTCGGTCATCGGCTTTGTGTGGCAGAAGCAGAACGCCGCCGCGCCCTTAGGTGCCACCTTCCAGTACTCGGGGCGTCTGGACAACACCGAGGACACCTTCGCGGGTGTCGCGGTTGGCGTTGGGCGCTCCGGCACGCTTGTTCGCCTTGACGACTACACGGTGGTTCCCGGATCGACGCAGCAGATCAACAGCATCACGACCGTTGCTGGCGAGCCGACCATCGTGTTCAACGCGGCCATCAACACCGCGGTCGTTCCGACCGAGGTGCCAATGGCGGTCGTGTACGACACTGCGGTCGCCACCGACAAAGACCCGGCGATTGAACCCAAGGGCTTCACGGCCAACCTTGCCGCGGTGAACCACTTCGGCTTGGACCGCAGCCTCGCGGCCAACGCGCAGATTCGCAGCAACTTCCGGCTGGCGGACACCGCCGCCGCCGCTTACTCCCCGCTGACCGCGCACGGCTTGGACTCGCTGATCGCGACCTCCAACAAGCGCAGCGGCAAGCGGTTCGACAAGTTCTGGCTGGCGATTGAGCAGTTGGTGGCCTATTCCTCGCTGTTGCAGGGCGTGGCCGTGTCGAATCTGCGGGTGGACGTCAAGGACGACTCCAAGAGCGCCGACGCCGGGTTCACCAACCTGCATCACCAGGGCATCCCGTTCCGCACATCGGACGTGTGCCCCATCGGCACCATCTGGGGCGTCCACAACGCGGGCTACAAAAAGGCCGTGCTGTCGTCGGGCCAGTGGCTTGACTACAACGGCGTTCTGCGGCAAGTTCCCGGCATCGACGCGGGCATCGCCCAGTGGCGCATGTTGTACGATGTCGCCTGCATCCAACCCAACGCACAAGGCGTCCTCACCGCCGTCGAAGTGCCCACCTAGAGAGGCTTCCAATGGCAAATCCTCGTGTGCTACTCATTGACGACGACAACGCCCAGGTGGCGTCGGAACTGGTTGGGCAGGCGCTCCCGGCGCTGAGCCCCACCGGCAATGACGCCGCCGTCCCGGCTGTGTGGTTCTTCAACCAGGTCAACACCGATGCTTCCGTGCTGACCAAGGTCGCTCCGTTCGCTGGGGTGATCCTTGGCGCGTGGGCCATCAAGACCGACGGCAACGGCGCCGGGGGCAACTTTGCGACCATCAAGGTCGGCTCAAACACCGCTGCGGTCGTCGAGCTGGACGACGTGGACGCCACGCAGATTTTCGGGGCGACCACCCTGGATGACAGCAACGCGTCCTTCGCGGAAGGCGACTCGATCACCTGCACCGCAACGCAGGCCGGTGGCGCGAACTGCGCCGCTCGCGTCTACGTCCTCGTGGCGAAGGCGTAATCATGCGCGGCTACGCTGCGGGGTTGGACGACGACGACGAACTCGACCTTTCTAGGTCGGGGGATGCGTTTGCCGTATCCAACCTCGCAGCGGCAGCCAAGCGCGAACAGGCCCGCAAGGGGCTTGGCGCAGGCGTAGCAGGCGGCGCTGCCAAGGGTGCGCAGGTCGGCACGTCAATCTGGCCAGGATGGGGCACGCTCATTGGCGCGGTTGGCGGCGCGGTTGGCGGCGCGCTTGAATCCCAATCCGACGGCGAAGGCGCGATGTATGACATCGGTCAAGCCCTACAAGGCGAAGGTAAGTACGGGCAACTCGTCGCAACTGGCGGGTCGCAGTTTGCTTCGAGGTTCCGACCGAAAAAGGGGTGACCTGTGCCGTTTGACGCGCTAACAGGCGATGCGGCGGCGATTGGTCGTGAGCCGGGCGAAGTAATCGAACCCGGCGACACCAATGCGCCGTCCCTTACCCCTCAGCAAATCGCCACGCTTGCCGAGGAGTTTTACAACAAGTCCTCGCAGATATACACGATTTTTCGCCAATGCAGCGAGGCGATCAATGGCTTCCGGGCCAGCCGCTTCGCCATCGGCACCGTATCCAACACAACGTCGGTCGAGACATACCTTCGCCCGCGCGACGTGTGCATCAGCCTAATCCTTCCGTTGTTCCGCAATGTTGTTGCGCGATTCTCGACGGAAATGCCGTCTGCCGGCGTGGTCCCAGCAGACGATTCACCGCTAGAAATCCAGCGAGCGCAGGCGTCGGAGCAGGCGTTGCGGTACGCTTGGCGGGACGCCAAGATGCGCCGGGTAATGACCGAGTTCATCGAATGGCTGGCGCTGCACGGCACAGGTGGCCTTCTGGTCTGCATGGACCGAGGCAACGTGCGGGTCAACGCGGTGTGCGCGGAGGACTTGCGCGCCGAGCCGGGTGTTGAGCCTGGCGACTCGCGGTTCCTTGGCGTGGTGCGGCGCACGACGCGAGAGGCGTTGCGGGCGCAGTTCCCCGACAAGTGGCAGCAAATCGAGAGCGCCCCAGCTGCGCGCATCCCGCTGTCGCAATCGCTGTTTCTCACGGCCCAGCCTGCGCCGGATCGCGTCGAAGTGCTGGAAGCCTACTGCGCGAGCGGCCATTGGTACATCATGACCAGCGACGGCAACGTGCTGGATCAAGGCGAGACACCCGGCAAGACAATGCCGTTGAGCGTGGTCCGCTACACGCGGCTTCCCGGCGAGTTTCACGGGATGGGCATGGTCGAGCCGGCCCTTGATCCGCAGTACGCCTTCAACACGATCGTCAATCAGACCTTGCGCAACGCCCGCAGCATGGCGAACCCCAAGGTGCTGATTGAGCGCAGTTCCAAGGTTGACCCCTCGGCGTTCACAACCCGCGTTGGCGAAAAGGTGTTCTACTCCGGGCAGCCTCCGACCGTGTGGACTCCGCCGCCGATGCCGCAGTACTTCACGATGCTGCCGCCGCAGTTGCAGGCCCACGTTCACGACATGACCGGCGTTCACACAACGTCGTTGGGCAAGCGAGCGGTTGGCATCTCGTCGGGCCGCGCAATCGAGGCGTTGACCGCCAACGACCTTGCGCAGTTCCAGGGCACGCAGGACGCCATTGAGGACGCGGTGCGGCATGTGGCGAGGTCCATGCTGCTTTACATGCGCGCGTTCTACCCGCCCGACAAGGTGCTGCGCATGTTCAACGGCACCGGCAAGTCGATCCTTTCGACGCTGCGGGCGACCGACATTGCGGAAGACCCCGATGTGTTCTTCGAGGCCGGGACGCTGTTCAGCGCCGAGGTCAAGGACCGGGACCAGCGCACGCTTGACCTGATTCGCCTTGGGATGATGACGCCAGAGGAAGGCCGTCGCGCGCTGTCGTTCCGCCTGGACCCAATGGCCCCGGTGCAGACCATCGCGGACATGGCGCACGCGCAGAAAATCCTCAAGCAAGTGGTGGAAACGCCCACCGGCCCCGGCGGCATCGCTGGCGTCGAGGTGTACCCGTCCGACAATCTCAAGGCGTTGGACGAGGTGGTTGGCGGCTTTATGCGCTCGGACGAGTGGGACGGCCTTGACCCTGCGGTGCAGGAGCGGGTCGCGCAACTCTACAAGCAAATCATCGCGCTCAAGAACCCGGCCCCGACGCTGGACCCGTCGCAAGCCCCCAAGCCACCCGGCGCACCGCAAGAGCCGATTGGATCGTTGTTGCCGGGGGTGCAGGACTTGTCGGCCCCGGCTGACGAAGAACTGGACAAGGCCGAGGCTGGCGGGCAAGCGTTGACGGGGGGTGTGTAATGCTCACCGACGAAATTGCCACCTACTGCCGCCACGTTCTTGACGACCCCAACACGGTATTCCTTCCCAACAGCCTGCTTGCGACGATCTTGCAGCGCGGTTATGTGGAGTATCGGCGGCTGTTGCCAAAGGAAGCGCGCGAGATTCGCTACCAACCGGCGGCGCTGGTCAATGCGTCGGAGCTGAACCTGGACGGCGTGCTGTTTGGCGACCCTGCGACCAGTGCGCGGTGCCAGGAAATCACGCGGGTTCAGTTTGTGGACGCCACGACCGGGCAGTTCCTTGGGCTGCTTTCGCCTGCGCCGTCGTTTGAGACACTGGCTCCAAGCGCGAGCAACAACTGGCTGTCGGCGCTCGCTGGCGGGCAGGCGCGTTGGTGGCTTGACCGCCGCAGGCTGCGATTCTCGTCGCCAGTCACGGCCACAATCCAGATTTACTACATTCCCGACGACGCCGGGAAATTCACAACCGCAACGATTGCAACTGGGGCTGGCGACTACGTTGACGACTTCGACCAGTTCCACGACCTTATCGCCTTGTTCGGGTGCAAGCACTACGCAATGAAAGACGGCGTACTGTCGCAACCAATCATGGCGCAGACGCAGATGATCCAGGCGCAGATGCAAGCCCACTTCGCGGAAACCCGCAGCGGCGAGGGAAGCCGCTACGTCCGCGACGACATGGGCGCGTACTACTAGGAGGTTCCATGTTCGACATCGGGATGCTGCAAAGCGCAGCCAAGCGGGCTATGAAAAAGGGACCGCAGGTCGCAATCGAAATCGAGGCCCACCCAGGCAAGCCGTCCAAGGGGATGCCGCCAAAGGGCGACCCAGACGCACCTGGCGACGAGCTTGGGGAGCTTGCGGAGGAATTGCGCGCCTGCGCCGACGAATACGGCCAAGAGCCTGCGCAACTGCTCGCGGAGTTCAAGAAGTTCCTCGCCAGCAAGGGCAAGTCGCACAACAAAATGCCGGAAGATGAACCTGAGTCTGCGCCGGATACAGAATCGCCGCTGGATGGTTAGCCTGTGTCAAGTATTGACCAAACCGTTGACGCCACACCCCGCAAGGGGATGGACCTGCGTTCGCTTGTGAAGGACGGCGGCTCGCCGTTCATTGGCAACGTGGTCACGCGCAATGGCGAGTTCGCAGTTCGTGGCGGCTTCGGGCTAGTTCGGCAGTACAGCACGACGCTGAACGGCGGCAACGTCAATAGAGTTGCTCAGGACTCGTCGTTTGGGCTTGGGCCTTCGATTGGCACGTTCGCGCTGCGGACGCCGTTCGGCGCGGACCAAGTGCTGTCGGTCCACACGGTCACGGCGTTCACCGGCGACTTCCGCACCAATGACCAGCAAGGCGGTTGGCATGCTGGGGCGCGGGCACAACTAATCGTCGGCCTTGCGCTGCATGTTCACGACCTGCACAGCGGGCGGCACTTTGAGTTTGTGCTGCACGACCAACAGGCCGAGACAAGCCAGTTGGACACGGTGCTGCCCCACGCGGCGACCCGGTTTGACGAGGACCATTCCCGGTGGTTCATCCCCACGGCACTGCCGAAGTGGGCGACGTTCTCGACCATGCTTGGGCGGGCGCTGATCCTGATCGACGGCTGTGGGGTGTGGACGTACCGCCCGGTGGATGCGCCGTTCGGGCCAGACCGCAAACTGGACTCGATGGAGCGAGCGCAACTCGGCCCCAACTACGGGGAGACTTGTGCGCTATCCCCGCTTGAAATCGGCCCCGGCGTGTTCCTTGGCACCGGCCAGGGCGACGAAATCAGTTATTTCACGGCTGCGCAGTTCGGGTTGCCGACCGCGATGTGCGTCATGGACGACCGGGTGGTGTACGCGGCGGGCAGCACATTGCTGTTCAGCGACCCCAACCGGCCAGACAACATCATGTCACCCAACGTCCAGTTCCTTCCGACGCAGGAGGAAATCACGCTGTTGGCCCCGGTGCGCGGCATGCTGTTTGTGGCGACGACGACCCAATGTTGGGTCTACACGCCAAACACGGGCGAGGCGTTGGTGGCGAAAGGGCAACTAGTGAACATCAGCAATACGATGGGGTGCCTGTCGCAGCGCGGGGCGGTCCTCGCAGAATCGGGCGTGTTCTTTGCCGACCGCTCCGGCATCTACGTCTACGGCGGCGGCGCGAACCTTGCCCCGCTGTCGGTGGAGATTGACCGCCTGTGGACGGACACCCAATCGCTGCAACTGCCGTGGACCGACTACTACACCGCCAGCGGCATCACGGCGCTGGCCGACCCGCAGCCGTTGTCGCGTGTTGACGTAGCGCAGCAATCGGCGGACTTCCGCCTGGCGTGGGACGATGTGCGCAAGGCGCTTTACTGCGTCCTTGACGACGTTGCGCTGGTGTGGACAGACGGCTTTGGTTGGTCGGTGTGGACGTTCTTTTCGCACGCTGGCGCTGGCGCGGCTGTGCAGGCCCGTGCCAACCTCGCCAAACCGTCGCTTGTGCCGGTGCGCAACAACGTCTACATGGTCGCTGGACCATACACGCTGGACTACACCAGCCCGCTTATCCTAGAGGAATGCACCAACTCGTCCTGCGGACTGTACCTGCTTGGGCGCGGCGGCGCGCTAGACGCAAGCGCCGACGCCAGTATTGAGGATGAACGGCAGCCGATGGGCGGTTGGGTCAAGGCATCGCAGATTGCGCCTGGCGTCGGGCCAGCGATGTTCCTTGGCCGTCCGATTCGCCTGCCAGATGGATACGAATGTCCTGCCGGAGTGATTGACGGTGAGTCGTTTTGGCTGCCGGTCTCAATCAGCCGAGGCCCAACCGGCACCTTCAACACCAGCTATGAACTAACGTTCATGTTCGACAACACCCGCTGGCAGCCCGTGTTCACAACCGGCGTGTCCACGGAGATCGACTTTGTGCTGCCTTCGGAGCGGTTGGGATCGGCGGATGGGTACGCGCAGGGAGCGCCAAACCCCGGCTCCTCGGAAGTCCAATGCTATCTCGCTGGCTTTGCAAACCGCGCTGGTAATCAAATCCGCATCTTTTGGGATGGCACGCTTGGGGCGTGGACGACTAAGCCGGTGATGAACCTTGGGCTGCTCGGCCCTGACCTTGTGATTCTGTTGCCGTTCAGGTACATAGGCACGGATTCGTCGTTCTCAATCTTTGAGCCGATTGCCGCGACCACTGCGGTAGTCAGCGGCTGGTTCGCCGCCGATGTGTACTACTGGCAGGAAGGCAACTACCCGACAGAGCGCACCGCGTTAGAGGCGCGGCGGCAGCCCGTGGATTGGGCGGTCAAAACGGCCAATCTGGAGTTGAAAGGCAACGAGTTCAAGGTGCGCGGCGTATTCGTGACGGCGATGCACCTTGGGTCTGCCTCGACAAAGGTTGTCGCCGGGTGGCCGTTCGGCCCGCTGAACAGCGCAACGTCAAGCGACTACCGCGATTATGCTGGGCAGGCGCTAGACTTCACGCAAACGCCGCCGGGGAACAGCCAGCAGACCAACATCCAGCAACAGCAGCGCATGATGCCCACCAGCATTTCCGGCAACACGGTGCCGCAAACGGTCGTCGGCAACAACATCGCGCGCTGGGGCGACTCGGCGGACGCCACCAAGGGCAACCTGCTTATTGGCGACGCTGCTGTTGACACCTTGGCTACAAGCGACGGCACGCAGGGCACGCGGGCCAGCGTCATGCTCCACGGCACCCTCAACGCAGAATCCGAAGGGGTGCGCGTTGGCAAGGTTGAGTTGGCCGTCCGCAACGTTGGTCTGCGCCGAAGGTGGTATAACCGATGAACGCAGCGGTCCCATTTGAGGTGTACCCGGCGACTGCGAACGCGGTTGACCGTGACAACATGGCGAAGCGCAATCGCTTCTTTGCCAACGTGGGCCGCGTTGCGCCAATCCCGGCTGGCGACGTGCTACCCAAGACCGGCGTGCTTGGCCCCGGCGGATACCCTGGCGGCGTCGTGGCAGACGGCGCGGACATTTCCGGCGTTGGTTTGCCAGAGTTGGGGCCGCTGACCATCAACGGTGCGGCGACAATCCGCGATTGCCAGTTGAACGGGCAGCTCGCGCTCGGCCCCGGTGCGGCGGCGCGGCTTGTCGGGTGCAACATTCAGCGACCGATCCTTGTGGCGGCAGGCGGCAGGCTTGTCGTCGGGGCGAGCACGTTTCTCACCGGCCAAGCGTTCATCAACAACATTGGCGCAGCCGCAAACTGCGTGTCGGTTGGCAACGTGGGCTGGAACCCCGGCCCGACCCCGCACGTCAACACCACTATCATCGGGGAGGTCTAGGTGGCAAACCGGCTTCTACCGCAACAGTTCGCCGCTGGCACCGACATTTCGGGCACGCGCATTGAACAGGCGCTTGCGGCGCTTGTGGGCGTGTATAACGATGTTCCCGCCGACCTTGTGAAGCGCCGTTGGTGCCCGTCGCACATCAGCGCGGGCTACTCGCCGTCGCAGGAAATCGGGGTCACGACGCCGCGACAATTGCCGTGGCTTGACGGACTGGGCATTTCGGCGGTTCTGCAACCGCCTGCGACGTTCCCGCCACAGCAGCGCGTCAAATCGTGCGCGGTTGAGGGGTTGACCGTTTCGTCGTTGTACACATGGGAAATCGCCTTTGGCAACGCTCGCCCGGTGATCGTCACGTCGCTGTCCATGTTCGCGGAAGCCCTTGCGACCGGCCCGTTTGACAACCCGTGGCAGGACATTGGTCCTGTTGCCCCGGCGGACGACTTCACGTTCCAAATGGCCGTTGACGACGCCTGGGACATTGAGAACCGGCGCAAACTCAAGCAAGAAATGCTGCTCTGGAAAATGCGCTCCGATGCGTTTGCTTTCAACCCGAGTACGCAACCGTTGCCAGCGGACACGATTCAGCCGCCGCACCCGGTTGGCGTGTGGGACGGTCATTGTTTAACGCCGACGCCGCTTGTGCTGTTGCCGCCATACGCCCGCTCGCGGGTGCAAATGACCATCCCGATGTATAATCCGGGTGTGTCAACATGGGGTAGTAGGCCGTGGAAAGGCAACGCATGGAGCCTGCACGTTGAGGTGTTGGAGCCGACGCGATGACCGACCAGTTCAGCAAACCCAACTTCGCGCGAGGCGTGCGCCTGTGCGTTGAGCATGTGTACGTCACGCTTGCGGACATGAAAACACAGGCCGAGAACGCGAACATCGAGAACCAAGTCGACGCGCTGGCCCCGTGCCGGATTGCGTGGCATTGTCCTTGGATTGGGGCAGAGTCGGCACAGGAAGGCAAGCCAGTCGCCTTTTGGCCGTTCACCATCCCGCCGTTTCAGCAGGACTTTGTGCGCGACAGGCTTAGCGACCCCGGCTACCCGGTTGTGCTGCGGGAGTTGTCGGTCGCCTTTGACCAGCGCGCTGAGCCTGGAGGCGTCGTTTCACCAAACAGCACATCCGAAGAGGCGCTTCTAACCGACCCTGACATGGACCGCTACGACCTGACGATCCGGCTGTTTGAGAAGCAGCCGACCGCGACAGGCGGGTCTGCGTCGATTGTCCCGCGCGAGGTCTTGCGGTTGGAGTTGAACGGCGAGAACGCCTACGGCAACGAGTTCGCGCGGCTCAACCCGTTCACCATTGACACGCTGAACGTGCGGCTCAAACCGTTCATGGTCTACTACTGGCAAGTGGAGTGCCCCGGCCTATACAGCGAGGACGGCGACCCGTTGTTCGGCGCACCAACGGTCGAGCAACTGGCGATGCCGTCGTTCACGCTGGTTGCCACGGTTCTATCGCCGCTGACGGTGCGCGACCAGTTGGACGACTTTGCGTTTCCTGGCATCCAAAACATCCCAGCCAAACATGGCGGGCTAAAGACTGGAACAACAATCAGTTTGGTGACACCGGTTGCTGACACAATCATCACCGGGACGGACGTGCAGACGGCGCTTGGCGGCTTTGACGAGGCTGCTCGTGAACGGATGCCTAGCGGCTACGGCACGGGTCACGGCGCGACCGGGAATGTTATGCAGGCCGCAGATCGTCCGCCAAGCGAGTTGTTGGAGAAGGACGCCTACTTGTCGGTGATCATGGTCCCGATGTGGCACGGCCAGCGCAACAACTCGATTCGCGCAAGCGACGTTCCGACGATGGGGATGCCGTTTGCGCCGGACCCGTTTGTGGCCCCGTGGTTGACTCCGACAATGGACCGGCGGGTGTTGCGTGTGCCGTCTAACTTTGTGATTCACCACGTCTTTGCCGTGTGGAACAACTGGAGTCCACGCGCGCCGATTGTGGGGCACGCCGCGGTCGGCACGGAAAGCACCGCTGCGACCTACCAACAGGAAGTCGGCGTTGCGATCCATTCCGGGTTCAAGGGCGACGACTACCGTATGCAACAAGTGGCGTTCCTCCG